AAAAGGCATTTTGAAATTGACAATCAACTGGAACTGGTTGCTTATGTTCACTAGGAAAACACCACTCGCCAGTAGGGTTATATAAGTCTTCTAATAACCAATCTTTTTTATCATCGTTTAAAGACAGAGTAGCATCTATCATTCCTGTAAGTATAATTATTACAGCAAGCAATATGACTATTGTTATATCTTTCATTTTATCCCCTCGGACAAGTACTGCTAAGTACATCCTCTATAATTTTTTCGTTTTCTAGTTGCTGTTCTATTTCTAAATCTAATTGATGCCACCAATCAGTATCGTGTTCATCTTGCATATCTTGATAGTCTTTATCTTTGTCTAACGAGACTTTTACTTCTTCGCTGTTATGTTTTGTATGTTTGGGTTTCTGCATGATAACCTCCCAGTAGGGGTTTCTACGTGATTAAATGTTGGGTGTAATAATCCTCCGTCCCAACAAACTTTAAGTAAACCTGTCAAATATGTGTCTCTTTCTTTAGTTAGTTTCCTGTACTTTTGTATAGCCTTTATAAGGTCTCTAGCATACCAAGTAAGGGACGGCTGTAACAGGTCAAATAATACTTCGTCAGAGGTAGAATAAATACCTACCTTTGCTGTTCCCCAAACAGTTTTTGGGTTAACTACTCGTATTAGGTTAGTACTATTAGTTACTTTCTTCCATTTAGTATGTCCTTTTTTAATACCAGATTTATAAAGTACTACCTTTCCCGTGTCATCTATGTCTGGTTCTTTTGTAAACCAAGCAATCTCTCCACCGAATAGCATTTTAGATACCTGTTGAGGTGAACTTATATTAATTGCTTCTATTAAGTCAGGTGTAAAATTTACATTATAATTAAGAGATTTTAAATTGTCTATAATTAATTTTCTTACTTCTTTTATTTCTTCGGTTATATCTTCTTTAAGATTCTTAGCTAGTGTTTCATTAAATGGTGTGCCATTATGCTCCATCATAATTGTAGCCATTCTAGCTCTTAACTCATCAAATACTATATTTCTCATTCCAGACTTGTCAACTGCTTTAATCTGGAGTTCAAATATTTCTTTTGTAACAGTTACATCATGAGATAAGTACTCTAATAATAAATGTTTATCAATATCTTCTGTCTTTACCCCCGCATCCCACAAATCTTTTACTTCTTGATTCTTTATAGGTAAACCATAGTGTTTACACACATCATCTAATGATGGGTATTTCCATTGCTGACCACTTAGCATATGTTCCACTAACATTGTGTCCCATACAAGTATAGGTTCTTTTACAATAGACTCTCTAATAATCTTAATGTGTTTGTGGTTAAGACTGTTATATAATATATAATTAATATCAAATGCAATGTTATGTCCAACAATTATTCTAGCTTTACATGCAGACTTCAGCCACTTTTCTATATCTAATTCTTCATCATAATAAAGTCCATTTTTCAACTGTTGGTAAACATTACCATCTGTATAAAAGAGTTTTGGATGCTTACATTTATCAGTCATAATTCCAGTAGCGACTATAACGTTGTTATGGTGGTGTGGAGAAGCTATGCCACACTTACTTTTATCTTTTCCAATATTATTTACTGAAGTTTCTAGGTCTATAACAAAGTAGCTATCAGTACTCATTAAATAAACCTCGCTTTGCTAGGTGCAATTGACACATCAAATTTTCCATTAATTAATAGTTGGTCGCCACCGCATATTTTATTCTTTGGTATGTATATGTACCTTTTGTTTCTATCAGCTACAGTTTCTTCGTTGCTACGCCCTATTGTAATTATAGCATCACACTCTCCCTGAACACCTGTCTTGCTTCCATATAGTTGATTCATTTCAATCCACTTCTCTCCTTCAGCAGAGCCATCTGCCCAGATAGTAAAGATAACAGTGCAGTGGTCTTTTGCCCATTGCCTTGCTTGCTCTCCTAAAGCTTGTACTCTTTGTGCCTCATTTAGATTAGTAGTCTTTGAACCTACTAGCTTACTTAACTGGTCTATTATAATAAGCTCTGGTGGGTATTTTTTAATCAGTTCCTCTACCTCAGATACATACACACTTGCACTATCTTTTATTATAATTCTGTCTTCTCCACCAATTTTGTCTTGGTAATCTTTAATTGCTTTCGGTACATCTCTGAACACTTCATCTTTAGTTTTCTCAAGAGCAGACTGTATCTGTCTTAATCTAACCTTTTGCCCTCTTTCCTCGTTGTTAATCCAAATGATATGTTTGCCCTCTGGCATGAGACTTGCCCTATAGGTAGCTTCACTTGCTAGTAAAGTAGTTTTTCCAGAGTCAGGTCTACCCCCGATACATATCAAATCCCCCTTGCTTGTATGTCCAATACTATCATTTAAGCATTGTAGTCTCCAAGCATAACCTGACTTCTTACTAGCTTCCGTGATGTAATCCTCAAGATGTTCATCTGTTAATACAGATGAATCTTCCTCAAGTTCTGGAATTGCTAAAGTATAATCTGCAAGTAAGTCTTGCACAGGAGACATATCACTTGATATCCCTTCCGCTATTTTAGCAACCTCGTTAAATATTCTAGTACCATAATCCATAGTTATAAAATGCTGAACTATATCATCATTTGGTACTACTCCTTTCTTAGTCTTATCTTTTAATCTACTGAAGATTAACTGGTACACTTTCAAAACTTCCTCAGTCCAAGATGAATGTTTAACAGCACAAAACCAAGTGCTAAAATCTTTCCATTTAATCTTGGTAAAGGTTTTATTTGAAGTAAAATAGTAATCCATATCTCTTATTATAATATTACATTCTTTAGTTAAAGTATAATCTTTTATATATTTATTATACTTATAATAATTATCTTTATCTGATAGTAATAATAATATATCTATTTCCATAGCTTTTCAATTTCCTTTCTGTTTTTAATCTTTCTGTTGTACTTAGTTTTATCTTTAGCAACTCTTTGCTTAAAGATAGGTGTTCTAACTATTCTTAGAAGTCTATTTTTTATTTCCATATTAGTGATTGTACACAGGCATTAATATCTCTGTCACTTAAATCTTTTGGTTGCTTTGCAATGCAAACCCAGACATTATCATTTATTAATTTTACTTTATTCATAATCTTTACTCTATTAGATAGAACTTGATGATTATCATTATCTAACCATACTATTATTCTATCATAAATTTCTAATGCTGGCAATAGATTAGACCTCAAGCTACTACTTAGACAAGGTAGTGCAGAGTACCCACACTCAGCTAATCTTATGGCTGATACTATATCTTCCACTATAATACAGGTTTCTCCTGTACCCAATGGGCGATAAAATCTATCAGGTTTTACCCACTCAATCAACCACTTAGGGTTATGCCCACGCCCCAAAACAGTCTGAAGTTCTCCTGAGTCATCAAATATAGGAAAGCAAATCCTATCATTAATAACTTTAACCTCATATTTATCAAGTATCTCCTGTGTTAGTAAACTCTTTACTAAGAATTTAGATTCTTGAAGAACTGCTCTGCATCTTGAGTAAGATTGGTTTTCTCTATCCCAAGTTTTTCGGAGGTCTTGCTGTCTAGCTCTACTAACTGTTGAAGTAGAAGTTGTGCGAAGAACTCCCCCCGTTGAGAAAACTTCTTCAGCTTTTCTAATCGGTGTAGAGTTAGAAAAAGAATAACCACGTTTGCCACAGTGATGGCAGTAAGCAATGATAGAGTCATCTTCATTTCTCCTTATATATAATCGGTCATTATTATGACCTTGTTTACAATGGTGTATATGTATCTGTTGCCCTCTATCAGAAGGGGCAAACGGAACAAACTCCTTCAACCTTAACAGACTCATAGTGATTTAAGTTTATCTTTCAAATCCTCTATTGAGGTTATAGGACTTATAAACTCTTTAACTATGCAGTCCTCACTTTGTAAATAAGCGTATCTCAATCCACTTGGCATATAACTTAATGCCTCCAGTTTAACACCTTTGCTAAACAATATATCAAATTGAGTTACTTTTGCTTTACTTTTTTCTTCATACTTATAGGCTCTATTCCACCAACTAACACTTTCGTCTTTGCGTTGCATCCAAAAGTCATCAGGCATAGAAAACCTTACAATAGCTTTCGTATACCCAGACTTAGAATCACCCCTGTCTGTAAAATCTATAAGCTCTCCGACCATACCTACCAAAGAGGTAAGTTTATGCTCAGCCTGTGATGCGTACTTACTCGTAGTTCTTTTAGCGTACTCATACAGAGGGTCTTTTGTGTCAATGGCAGAAATAAAGACTAAGTCACCTTTCTTAATACCAACTTTAATGCTCATTAGCATTCTCCTTAACGGTTACGTAGTCATTTACATCTGTGTAATCACACGAATCACTAACAGCCTCATCGTAGCTTTCTTGAATGTCTTGGTCATATACAACAACTGAATCAGGACATTGCATAGATAATATCTGTCTACACTTTCGGCATAGTTCTTCGTGTTGTTTAATTTCCTCGTTCCATATTATTTCACTTGGAGATAATATGGAATCACAAGACTTGCATCTCATGTTAAGTCTCCTTAAATACCACTTTACAACAAGTTGTAAAGTTTGTTATTTGTTGAATCTTTCAGCAAATACGGTGGCATACATTTCCTCTACTGCAAGTTTTTCTGCGTCATTAGGTAGCTTATGATAAAAAGCTACTTCTAATGCGTATTTAGCGGAGTTATAAAACATAGCTTTCTCACCCCAACTTAACAGTGTTCTCGGAGACATCGTAAAAGACAAATTGCCTTGCATATATGAAGTTCTAACTAAGTTAGCAAATTGAACCATGTAATCTGATAACTTATCAGAGATACCGTCAACTTTAGCTTTTAGTATCGCAACTTCATGTTGTTTTGCTAGGTAATCTAATTGAATTGAGGTTCCAAATCTGTCTAGCGTAGCAGTATTCCAAACGTTAGTTCCTGCGAACGCACCAGATTCATCACCCAATCCTTTAGTATTATCACAGCATACAAATCTAAATCTGTCGTGAGGACAGATTAACTTTTCACTTGTATCGCCTGCCTTATCAGTCAACATTAACTTACCATTATTTTCTAATAGCCATTGATAACCCATAGCTATCTCTGGTGGTAAGACTGTTGGCTCATCTTGACAGTACACCATTCCTTGTTTAACAGCTTCAGTGCAAGCACCATCTTTCCAAATGGTTTTGCCATCTTCTAGTATGTACTGACCAAAGATAGCACCGCTTTCCATATCACCTCTGCCATTAATTCTAATGAATGGTCTGTTAGTCCTAGCACAAACTTGCTCAACTAAGGTTGATTTTCCTGAGCCTGTAGCACCAGAAATCCAGATGTTATCACCAAGCTTCAAACCAACTAGCAACTGTAGTAATTGTAGTGGTTGAAACTTATAGTTCACATCAACTATTGGAATGTGACATCTTATATTCTCATTCCAATCTTCTGGTTTATACATATCAACTTCGACATCAGGAAAGTCCTTAGGTATTTTAACATCAAATACCTTTGAGCATGAGTTTTTCTTAGACTTAGACTTTGTAGAAGGTTTTGATGAGAAAAGAACGTCATCTTTGATGCTTTCTTTTCCTTCCTCAGGGTGTTCTCTTTCCTGATACATTTCCTCCACCAGTCTAGTTCTAAAATCATCTTCCATATCGCTATGGGCAGAATCTTTAGAAGGACTCATGATGAACTTCTCCATTTAATATGCCTTGCAAGGGCGGTATCCGTTGCGTAATACTTCCAAACTGCTCATTTAACAACAAGTTGTTAAATTAACCTATAATCTTCCTCTTTATAAGAGAAAGTAAAGCGTTCTCTAACTCATTAGAGTCATTTATAACCTGACTCTCAGGGTAGAATATTTTTACATTGTCATCTTCTATACCAATTCCATATATTTCAACTCCGCTAGTCTTTATTGCTTTAACTACATTCGTTAGAGCAGTGGGTTGTGATTCATAATTTCCTCTGTAACCACCTGCTGGACACCCATCACTAAGAACAATTATTATCTTTCTCTTTGCTTTCTCTTTACGAATCCTAGAGAATACCCACATTACAGAATCAGCATCAGCGTTACAACCCATGTACCTTGATGAGGATTGTATTCTATCAGCTAAAGCCTCACTTTGCAACCTACCAGAGCTGAATGGCTTATATAGATACTGTATTAGTTCCATACCATCTGTAAAACCAACTAGCTCATGTCTTATGTTTATATCTGATAGCACTCTGC